TACCTGTACTATGACAAGGAGTCTGGTCGCATGATTGAGACGAGCTGTCCTACAGGAGATGACGCGGAGTTCTAATGCAGATTGTATTCGACATAGAAGCTAACGGTTTAAAACCTACAAAGGTCTGGGTGATTGTAGTCAAGGAACTGGACACCAGTGAGACGCATACGTTCTCAGGTGACACGTTACTGGCATTCAACGATTACATAGCAGGACTTGGAGAGTGTGAGATCATAGGTCACAACATCATTGACTATGACATACCTGTCCTTGAGAAGCTACTAGGTACAGACTTTAGCAAGTGTAAGGTTACTGACACATTAGTCATGTCGAGACTGGCGAACCCTTCACGAGAGGGAGGTCACTCTCTACGTAACTGGGGTGACAGGCTTAATCAATCTAAGGGAGACCATGATGATTGGGATAATTATTCACAGGATATGGTGGACTACTGTGAGCAAGACGTTAATGTTAATGTGCTGGTGTACAAGAGATTACTTCTTGACCTTGCAGATTTTGGAGCTGAAAGCATTAGCCTTGAACACCAAGTACAAAGCATTATATCAACTCAAATTAAAACAGGCTGGCTCTTAGATCAAGAGAAAGCATTTGGATTACTAGCAGAACTAAAGGAGAAGAAGAATGACCTTGAAGACAAAGTGCATGAGACTTTCAAACCGCTACCGACATTTGTCAAAGAGATTACACCCAAGATTAAGAAAGATGGTACGTACTCAGTTGTTGGGCTTAAATTCTTAGGCGAACAGTGGACTACCGCAGTCGCCTCCTTCAGCCGTATTGACTACCCAGAGTTTAACTTGGGTTCACGACAGCAGATAGGTAGATACCTCCAGCACTTTGGCTGGAAGCCTAAGCAGTTTACTGAGACAGGACAGGCCATCGTAGACGAGGCAGTGCTGAGTACAGTGACAGGAATACCACAGGCTTCCCTGATAGGTGAGTACCTGATGATACAGAAGCGTGTAGCACAGGTGCAGAGTTGGATAGAGGCAGTCGAGGATGACGGTAGAGTACACGGGTACGTCAACTCCAACGGAGCAGTGACAGGACGCATGACCCACTCCAGTCCTAACATGGGGCAGGTTCCGGCAGTCTACTCACCCTACGGCAAGCAGTGTCGTGATGTGTGGACAATACAGGAAGGGTACAAGCTAGTAGGTATGGATGCCAGCGGTCTTGAGCTACGGATGTTGGCGCACTACATGAATGATGAGGACTACACAAATGAAATACTCAACGGAGATATACACACGGCAAACCAGTTGGCTGCGGGCCTTGAAACTAGAGATCAAGCTAAGACTTTCATCTACGCTTTCCTGTATGGGGCCGGAGATGCCAAGGTCGGAAGTATCGTTGGTGGAACTAGAAAAGACGGTCAAAGACTTAAGGAAAAGTTCCTCGCAAATACGCCAGCTCTTGGAGAGTTACGAACACGAGTTGGAATGGCGGCTACAAGAGGCTATGTTTATGGCTTGGATAGGAGACGGATCGCCATACGATCAGAACACGCTGCATTGAATAGCTTACTCCAGTCAGCAGGGGCAATCGTTATGAAGAAAGCCTTGTGTTTACTGCACGAGTATGCTATACTATGGGGTATAGACTTTAATATACTAGGGAATATACATGATGAAATCCAGACAGAAGTCAGACAGGAGAAGGCTGAGGTTTTCGGAAGGCTCGCAACAAGCTGCGTGGAAGCTGCCGGACTCCACTACAAACTCAACTGCCCTCTCGCAGGAGATTACAAAGTCGGAACCAGTTGGGCAGATACCCATTGATTTCTTACCACCTAATCCAATGGGTAATAAAATAAGAAAGCCTGACAGGTACAAGTTTGAAGAAGGAGAGTGGTGGTATTACTATCCAGAGAGCGGTACTAGCATTCAATCAGGCAATCATATTAAAGAAAGAGCAAGTACTTTAAGACGTAAGTTAGATAAGATTAATATAGAAAAGAAAAAACACATGTATGTAAACGGTCAGAGGATTCCTAACACGCATCCGCTGTACAAAGCAGGACGTTACAAAGGGTTTGAGGATGCAGCTTTCAGTGGACTGGAGAACTACAAGACTAACCCAGAGGGTCAGGTGTACATTATTACTAACCCTGCGTGGGAAGGTTGGGTCAAGGTAGGGATGGCGGTAGATGCAGAGGACAGAGCTAATGGTTATCAGACAAGCTCACCTTACAGGGACTACGTGCTGACCTATGTGGTGGACACAAAAGACCGTAGAGCTACAGAAGCAGAGACCCACGCTAGACTAGGTGAGTTGTTTGAACAGCGTAACGAGTGGTTCAAGTGTGATGTAGAGATGGCTAAACGTATTATAGATGGTGTAACAGGAGAGTACGATGAAGTGTGTTGAAGATGTAGTACAGGACATCTACGCACTGATGGAAAGCAAGGACGCTGACCCATCTGTAGACGTGGAGGCGGAGATAGACAAGTTTGGTGAGAGCGTCAAGGAACTGATGCGTACTGAGTTTGGTCGGAAGAAGCGAGAGGATAACCGCAAGCTACGCTTGTCGAACATTGGCCGCACCGACCGCTACCTCTGGAATCACTTCAACGGTACGGAAGGTGAGGAACTACAGCCCCATACCTACGTCAAGTTTATGTATGGTCACTTGATTGAAGAGATGTTGCTGTTCCTCACTCGCATGGCTGGACATAGTGTTACTGATGAGCAGAAGGTATGTAAAGTTGAAGGCATCGTGGGTCACATGGACTGCAAGATTGATGGTGTTGTTACTGATGTTAAGTCAGCAAGCAGCTTTGGGTTCAAGAAGTTTAAGGATGGTACACTGGTCAACGATGATTCCTTCGGTTACATTGATCAGATCAAAGCCTATGCTCACGCCTGTGGTGAGACCCAAGTAGGCTGGCTGACAATGGATAAAGCCAACGGCCACTTGACTTATCTTAAGTACGACCTTGAGGATACAGATAATGATAAGCTCAAGGAACCTATTGTCGATAGGGTTAAGCACATCAAGCAACTGGTCGAGGGAGATGAGCCGACAGAATACTGTTATGATCCAGTACCTGATGGCAAGTCAGGCAACATGAAGTTAGCGGTGGGTTGTTCTTACTGTCAGTTTAAAGAACATTGCTACCCCGACATGAGGGTCTTTGCTTACTCCTACGGGCCAAAGTATTTAGTAGACGTAGTAAAAGAACCCAAGGTACAGGAGGTAATGCCAGATGAAGAGGGCTTTTAGGTCAGGACTTGAGAAGGATTTATCAGAGAAGTTAGATGGACAGTACAAGTTTGAGCCGTATGGTATACCGTACACAGTACACAAGAAGTATCTACCGGACTTCGTACACGAGGACAAGGCAATACTGATAGAGTGCAAAGGGTTCTTCAGGGTAGGTGACACACAGAAGTACACAGCCATTAGAGATTCAATGCCGGAGTGGGAGTTAATCTTTGTGTTGTCAAACCCCAGCAAGAAGGTACGCAAGGGTGGCAAGATAACTATGGGAGAGTGGTGTGATAAGGAAGGGTTCAAGCACTACACTGTAGAGACAGCCAAGGAGATGACACGGTATATTAAAAGGAAGAAACTATAATGGCTATGACACTGGAGGAACTTAAAGAAAAGCTGGTACTGCACTTGGATGAAGAGTTGATATGTGAGTTACTATCCATAACAACACACGATTTAGTAGAGGCTTTTGATCGTAGGATTATTAGAAACTTTGACAGAATAGCAGAGGACTTTGAAGATGAGACTGAATGACGCAACACCAGCAGACTGGGACAAAGTACGCAAAGATGCACCAGCTATAGAAAAACAAGCCACTGGGTTAGAGGCGTGGATGAGGGCTGCACATGAGGAGGCTGAAGATATTATAGATGATATAAACAAGCCACGACACTACAACACAGGCAACATAGAATGTATTGAAGCTATTGAAGAGTCTATGTCTAGTGTTGCATTCAAGGGCTACCTCAAGGGCAACTGCCTGAAGTACCTGTGGCGTTATGACTACAAAGGCAAGCAGGTAGAGGACTTGCAGAAGGCAGGCTGGTACTTAAATAAATTGACTAAGATGGTAGCAGAGGAGAACAGCTAGTGCTTAGGAGATGGTGGAGAATCTGGGCAAAGTCTTTAGGAGAGAAGGTCGGAAGCACAGACAAACAGGCAGACACAGTAGCTGCGATACGCACCTTTTGGTGGACAATACACATACTCACATGCTTTATGATAATCATACACAACGCAACTAACTTAGGTTGGTTATAACAGGAGAACAAGATGGATCAGTATCAACAGTTTATACACAAGAGCAGGTACGCACGATGGCTACCTGAGCAGAAGCGTAGAGAGACATGGGCTGAGACAGTCAACCGCTATGTAGCTTTCTGGGTAGACCGTGGTCAGCTAGATCAGAAGACCAGTGCTAAGATGTTTGACGCTATACATAACATGGACGTTATGCCTAGTATGCGCTGCATGATGACAGCAGGGGATGCACTGACTAAGGACAATGTAGCAGGGTTTAACTGTAGCTACCTAGCCATTGACTCACCACGTAGCTTTGACGAGCTGATGTACGTGCTGATGTGTGGTACAGGCGTAGGCTTCAGTGTTGAACGTAACTTCATCACCAAGCTACCTGTCATTGCAGAGACATTCCACAAGACTGACAGCGTGATTGTAGTAGCTGACAGCAAGATAGGCTGGGCCTCTGCATTCCGTGAGCTAATCGCTATGCTGTACGCTGGTAAGATACCTAAATGGGACATGGGCAAGGTTAGACTGTCAGGTGCTAGACTCAAGACCTTTGGTGGTCGTGCGTCAGGGCCAGAGCCTCTGGTGGATTTGTTTAACTTCTGTGTAGAGGTCTTCACTAAGGCAGCAGGACGCAAGCTGACATCTATTGAGTGTCACGATGTAGTGTGTAAGATAGCTGACATTGTAGTGGTAGGTGGTGTACGTAGGTCTGCACTGATTAGCCTCTCTAACCTGTCTGACCCGCGTATGGCTAAGGCTAAGTCAGGTAACTGGTGGGAGCTAGAAGGACAGCGTAGGCTTGCTAACAACAGCGTAGCATACACTGAGAAGCCAGACTTTGAATCCTTCTTAGGCGAGATGCAGAACATGTACGAGTCTAAGGC